AGACCGCATCTGCGCCCTTCTGCTCGGCCCTGCCGGCATAGGCAAGACCAGCCAGATCCGCTGCCTGCTTGGGCAGGAGTTCAAGGACGGCCAGTGGGTCGAGTCCGGCCTTCCTCCGGAAAAGCCGCTTGTCCTGTCCGCAGAGTCCGGACTGCTTTCATGCCGCGACCTGGTCGCCGCCGGGAAGGTGGACGGATTCGAGATCCGCAACCTCGACGAGTTCAAGGAGGCGCTCCAGTGGTGCCAGGGCCCAGAATTCAAGGCCGCCGGCTTCCAGTGGATTTTCATCGACTCCCTGACCGAAATTTCAGCCCGGTGCGCCGAAAGCCTCCAGCAGGAGTTCCCCTCCAAGGCCGACTCATTCAAGCTCTGGGGCAAGTACAACTCCATCATGACGGACATCGTCAAGACGTTCCGGGATCTGCCGACTGCGTCCGTCGTTTTCTCCTGCCTCATAGCGACGGAAAAGGATGAATTCTCCAGGCGCTTCCAGGTGCCCGACGTCGCAGGAAGCTCCTTCAAGGGCCGTCTCACGTCGTACTTCGACGAGTCCATCGTCATGGAGAAGGTCAAGATGGAGGACGGCGGAGAATATCTGGCCTTCCGCACAACCGACGCCAACGGGCTTGCAAAGGACAGAAGCGGGAAGCTCAATCCATTGGAAAAGCCTAATCTGCTCAACGTCAAGCGCAAAATAGTTAACTCATAAGGAGAAGAATATGAATCTTGGCAATTTCGACATGTCTTCGGTACAGGAATTCGGACGCGACACCCTGCCTCCCGGCACCTACACTGCGGCAATCTCCAACGCCGAAGTCAAGCAGTGGCCTTCCGGCGACAAGTACCTTTCTCTCTGGTTCCGCGTAGACGGCCCGACTCACGCCGGCCAGATCGTCTTCGACTCCCTGTCCCTCTGGGACAAGGATCCCCAGCGGCAGGGCATGGCCTACTCCAGGCTGAAGAGCATCAGGACTGCCGCCGGCCTGAACCCCAACGTCGCCGGCGACACCGACGAGCTCCTGGGCAAGCGCATGGCCATCAAGGTCTCCGTCCGCGAAAAGGACGGCAAGACCTACCAGAACATCAACGCCTACAAGAAGATTGAGGGCGCGGCGGCCGCCCAGGTGCCTCCGCAGGCCGCTCCGATGCCGGGAGGCTCTGCGTCCGCCGCAACCCCGTGGTAGCCGGAATCACCCTCCGTCCTTACCAGCAGGACGCCCTGAACGCCGTTCTGGATGCTTTTCAGCGGCAGAGGAGCGTCCTGCTGGAGGCCGCCTGCGGGGCCGGGAAGACCATCCTCTTCAGCTCCATCATCAGGCACTTCGCGGAGAAGTACCCGGCGATGAGGTCGGTCATCCTGGCCCACAGGGAGCAGCTTGTGAAGCAGGCCCGGGACAAGCTGCTGAAAGTCTGGCCTGAGGGGGAGGACAAGGTCGGCATGGCCTGCAAGTCGGCCTGCTCGACGGTCGAGCTGGAAAAGCCTGTCGTGATCGCGTCCCCCCAGACGCTGGCCGCGAGAATCGGCTCCATGCCTCCTGTCCAGCTTGCCATCGTGGACGAAGTGCACAGGCTGCCTCCGGCGGACAGGAAAAGCCAGTACGGTGGCCTGATGGAGGCGCTCCGGGGCTACTACCCGGAAATGCGCCTCCTTGGCGTTACGGCCACGCCGTACAGGCTCAACCACGGCTACATCTACGGCGACAAGTGCCGCCATCCGGAGCAGAACTGGTTCAGCGACCTGTCGTACAAGGTCGGCATCTACGACCTCCAGGCCCAGGGGTTCCTGGTGCCCCTGAAGCTCTACATCGCCGACGAGCCGGATCTGTCGGACGTCGGGACGTCGAGCACGGGCGACTGGAACATCGACGAGCTGGCGGAGGCCATGAGCAAGTCGGTGCACGTCAACTCCGCCGTCGAGGCCGTCCAGCGGTATGCTTCCGACAGGAAGCACATCGTCGTGTTCGGCGTCACCATCGAGCATGCCGAGGTGCTCCGCGACGTATTCCGCGAGGCCGGCTATTCCACAGTCGCGGTGCATTCCAAGATGCCTAAAGCGGAGCGCGACGCGGCTCTCTACGCCTTCGACAGGGGCGACGTCCAGGTCGTCTGCAATGTGGGCGTCCTGACGGAGGGCTGGGACTGCACGTCCGTGGACTGCATGGTCATGTGCCGTCCCACCAAGTCGGCGGCGCTGTACTGCCAGATGGCCGGCCGGGGCCTCCGCCTCCACGAGGGGAAGACCGACTGCCTCATGCTCGACCTGTCCGGGAACTATGCCGAGCATGGCCGGCCGGAAGAGCCGAGGGTGAAGATGGGGCGCGAGTCCGGCGAGGGCGACGGCTCCTGGGAGTGCCCGGATTGCCATTTCGTCAATGAGCCAAAGGACAAGGTCTGCGCCTCCTGCGGCTACGAAAGGCCGGAGCCGGAGCCGGAGATGCGGGACTGTCCGCACTGCCGCTTTCCCTTCCCGGCGAACAAGCTGGTATGCCCGCACTGCGGACAGGTCAGAAGCCAGAGGAAGGCGGTCGAGCTCCATGAGGTCAAGCGGGACATCGATCTGCTGCCGAAGCTTGTGGAGATAGCGTTTGAGCCCGTCGTCAATACAGACTTCGTTTCGAGAAAGGGCAATGCCATGATCGAGATCAGGCTGCTGGTCTCCGAGGGCGGAGATCTGCCGTTCCAGGTAAACGACTATCTCGACTTCGACGGCACGGCAGGCGAGTGGAGCCGGTGCAGGGCCCACCAGAAATGGATGCGTCTTGCTTCGACGAATCCGCCGAGAACCCTTTCCGAGGCAAAGGAAAGAATCAGCGAACTGAACTTCCCGCCGAGGGTGCTGATAAAGCGCGACAAGACGGGGAAGTACTGGAACGTAGCGGGGTGGTAAATGCAATTGCCGATGAAAATTGTGGACGACATGTATGAAGGCGCTTCCCGCTTCCGCAAGAACGGAGGCGAAAGGAAATACCTTGGCATGTCGGGCATAGGCGGGAAGTGCTCCCGGAAAATATGGTACGGCTTCCGGGGCTATACTCAAACTGCGCTGGAAGGCCGCACCCAGATGATCTTCAGCCTTGGCGACGCGATTGAGAACGAGGTGGTCAAATGGCTCCTTCTTGCCGGGTTTAATGTCGCCGACAGGCAGATGGCCTTCGACGACTTCAGCGGCCTGTTCAAAGGGCACTGCGACGGAACCATCGAGGGCAACGGGCTGTCGAAGCGGATCCTTGAGATCAAGTCGGCGTCCTCTTCCAGGTTCAAGGCGTTCCAGGAGGGCGGAATAGCGGCCGTCTCGCCGGAATACTATGCCCAGGTTCAGTGCTACATGGGCTACTCCGGCCTGCCCAAGGCCCAGTTCGTCGTGATGAACAAGAACGACTGCTCCATCTACACCGAGAGAGTCCATTTCAAGAAGGCCGACTTCGAGTCGTTCGTAAAGAAGGCCGCCGGCATCATCCAGTCCGGCTTCGAGCCCGAGAAAGCCTTCGACGAGGACAGCATCGAGTGCAGGTACTGCCCCTACAGGATGCATTGCTGGTCTGGCCCGTACATCCAGGAAGTGCCCACATGCGGCACATGCCCCGACTGCATCTTTGAAGGAGTGCAGCCGAAATGCGCCAGGCACGGCAGGGAGATCAGGAAGTGGGGCATGTCCTGTCCCGACTGGCGGTTCAGGGATAGCGTGGTTGACGAAGTGCCCTTCTGACTGAAGGACGCCGTCGAGATCCTTGGCGTGGCAAAAATCGAAAAATACAATAAAAAGGTAGGCATATATGAAACGCACAGAAAGAATTACAATTACTCCTGAAATGGCAAAAAACGTGCTTGAAACGGCAAACAAGAACAACAGGACGATATCTCAAAATGAAGTTAACATGCTTGCTCTTGAGATGAAGATGGGCCGGTTCAAGGACAATGGAGACACGATCAAGTTCGACACGAACGACAATCTGATTGACGGTCAGCACAGGCTGATGGCCATTGTCAAAAGCGGCATCCCCCTGATTGACGCGATTGTCGTGTACGGAATCGATCCGGATGCCGTTGACACCATCGACAGCGGCAGGAAGCGTTCCGTCTCGGACAAGGCGAAATTTCGCGGCATGTCCATGTCCCGCAACCTTGCAAGCGTCGTAAGAAGCCGGGTGCAGTACCTCATGGGCGACCTGTCCGTGTACCGCATAGTCAGCGACCTGGAGCTCCTGGATCTTTTTGAAAAGAAGGAAGAGCTCTTCAAGAAAGCCTTCTCGATGGCGACGAAGATCTACAACAGCCCTCTCAAGATCATGCCCAGTCCGCTTGCCGCCCTTCTGTCGTTCGCGCTTGAGTACAACGAGCCGATGACGGAAGCCATCGTTCAGAAGCTGTCGTCCGGAGAGAACCTGGCGAAAGGCGATCCGTGCCTCCTGTACCGCAAGATGGTCGCGAAGCTGACTTCCGGGCCGCGCGGCAGATGGGACAAGCGGTGCTTCATGAACTTGTCGGTCAGCATGCTGAACCTGGCCATGCGCGGGAAGAAGGCTGGAAGGGCCTACGACGTCGAGAAGAACGTCTCGCTGTTTTTCGCCCCGGTGAATGCAGGCGCGTTCAAGGGATAATGCGGGATAGAAATACACGCATGGCCCGGCATTGCCGGGCGGGGCGAGGCTGGGCACGGCCAGGCTTGGCGAGGCAAGGAACTCGGCACGGCTTGGCTGGGCACGGCTGGGCGTGACACGGCCAGCCGGGGCAAGGCATGGAACATGACGCGGCTAGGCTCGGCGGGGCTAGGCGCGGCCAGGCATAGCGCGGTTCGGCCCGGCAAGGCCGGGCATGGAGCATGGCGAGGCTTTGCGCGGCTGGGCTGGGCGAGGCATGGCCCGGCGGGGTGTGGCAAGGTAAGGCAAGGAACGCGGCCGGGCATGGCGGGGCTAGGCGGGGCAGGGCGGGGCGCGGCATGGCAAGGCGAGGAACGAGGCCAGCCACGGCATGGCCCGGCGAAGCATGGTTCGGCGTGGCGGGACGTGGCAAGGAACAAGGTCTGGCATTGCGCGGTCTGGCTGGGCGCGGCCGGGTTGGGCCAGGCAGGGCGCGGCAAGGCACGGCTGGGCAGGGCGAGGCAAGGAACATAGCTCGGCCCGGCATGGCATGTCTGGGCGGGGCGGGGCACGGCCCGGCAAGGCATGGCTCGGCAAGGAACAAGGTGTTTCCATCCCTAAAACATTCCATAACTTCAAGGAGTTATTATGAATACCAACAAGACTTACAATGTTATTCTCACTGGCGAAACCCCTCTTATCATGCACAAGGACAATATCGCATGGTCTGAGAAGATAAAAAATTGGCAAAAGGATCCCAACAACAAGGCCGACTCCCATGCAGGCGACGACCGCTCTCCAGCATGGACATGGATTGGCTCCCTGTACTGCGATCCGCATGAGACCAATATATATATGGACTCCGACAACCTGATGACCATGCTGCGTGAAGGTGGAGCCAAGGTGTCCACGGGCAAGGGCAAGGCCACCTACAAGGCCGCCACGCAGAGCGGTCTGCTCATCACGACCCTGGGTTCGCCGTTTTTCGTGAACGGCAGGCAGATTCCCAAGAAGGACATCCTCGCCCTTGAAGGCGAACGCGATTTCCAGAAGCACGAAGAGCTGGCCCGCAGTCTCGGCTTCGAGCTGCTGGTGAAGCGTGCCAAGGTCGGCATGGCGAAGCACATTCGCGTCCGCCCCATGTTCCGCAACTGGAAGGTTGAGACGCAGATCGAAGTCCTCGACGAAGGCAAGTCCGGCATCACGAAGGAAATTCTCCAGCGCATCCTCGACGAAGCAGGCTCTCTCTGCGGTCTCGGCGACTGGCGTCCCAGCTCCCGCACCCCCGGCAAGTTTGGCCGCTTCAAGGCCGAAATAGAAGAAGCGTAGTTCCATGCAGCACAAAATAACAATCTCCCTCGACTACCACCCTGCCGTTTTGGCGGCAATGTGCCGCCATGCATGGGACGATGCCGACCACCACAGATGTCCGACCGGCGACGGCCTGAAGTGTCCCTTCGGCCTCGCGCTCTACTGCACCGATGTACAGACAGAGGACTGGGAAGCCGTCTGTCTGGCACAGGAGAAGACAGATGAGCGAACATAAATTCAAGCCCTTCGAGAAGGTTCTGGTAAGGGACACAGCCGCCGGCG